CAGCAACATTTTTATTGACATTGTTTCTTTTCTTACGTTTGCGTATGAGGCAGCAGCTCTGTAAAGAGTTGCTGCTTTTTTATTGTAACCGCATTTGATAAATTTGTCTAGTTGTGGATAATGTGGATAACTCTGTGTATAAACTATATATAGTATTTAAATCGGAATATTAGCCTATAAAATCACAAGATATAGTAAAAATAAAAGTTGTAAAAATTTTTAGCTTGACTTTTTAGCAATGGAGCTTATAATTTAAATGTAATTACAAAATGCGTTAGGGGGGCAATGCCTGTTCTTAAACGAATCAAAAGCCGCTCCCGGTAGTTTCTAACGTCGATTAAGTAGCAAGAACATCACAAGAACAATTTTTTTCTTAAAACAAGTATCCTTTCTGTATGATTTATTAAAAAAATCTTAGTAGGTTATCCCTAGAATGCAGCTATACATTCTAGGGATTTTTTCTTTTTATTTTTTTCAAAATTCACTTGACACCTTCTTGTATTCGCTTTATAATGAGAATAAAGGGGGGCTACAAATGAGGTTTGTGTTAATGGCGTTAGGGACTGGTGTTGTTGCCGCAACAGCGGTATTCGACACATTTAGTCAGATATTAAATTTACTTTTTATCACGGTCAGCAACCAGCGACATTGCTTGCTGAATTTACTTTACTTTATAAGCGCAGTTCTTGCGCTGCTGGTGATTTTGAAATGAGGGTCATATTAAATCCTTTAATGCCGAATAAAGACGGTTACTTGACGCCTGTAAAGCCGTCACAAGTCTATCATTGCGATAACATAAATCAATTTGTTACGCAAGTTGTTAAATCCGGCTCGCTCAATACTGAATATGTTGATTTGTGCAACATAGTTGGCTATTCAGAAGAAAAGGCGGATGTTAAAACATTAGTCGAGATTTTGAAAGACTTATTTTTTGAAAAACATCTAGCTTTAACAGCGGATTTTGACGAATAAAAAAACGCCTGCACAAGACGCACAGACGTAAAAAAGGAGTAAGCCGCTACACATAAATAATATAACTAAATATGTGCTTAATCAAACTTAAAGGATTACTAATGAGAAAGAAGGGCAAAGCTATGCAGATTAAATTCCCATTACTAAACGCAGAAGATATAGAGATACGCGTTAACCGTATCATTAAGTGCTATGCCGAGAATGCACAAGGCGAACGTGTTGAATACTACAAGGCAGATTTACTGCTTTATAAAGACGCTCGTGTTGATATGTATTATTTAGATAGATACGTCGGGGCGGATAGCTGGCAAAGAACGCACAGGGCAGAAGGAAACGACTTCATCTGCGGAATATCCATAAAAAATGAAGCTGGAGAATGGATAACTAAAGAAGATGTAGGCGAATTATCCAACGTTTCGGCGAATAAGGGGCGCGCTTCCGACGCCTTTAAACGTGCTGCTACTAATTGGGGTATAGGGCGGGAATTATACAGTTCCCCCAAAATTCAGCTCATACTAAAAAAATATGAAACGTATATCAACAATCGAACGAAAAATGTAGCCTTAAGCAATGATGTTTCTTTTTTCGTTTCAGAAATTGAATACGACGAAAAAAAGCGTATCATTAAAGCTCTTGTGATTAAAGACGGGAACGGTAACTATCGTTTCGCCTACCCAGACGGCAAGCGCAACGAGATACAGAAACGAATTGAAGCAGCGCAGCAGGTCGGCGCATTAGTTGCCGCCAGCGTCGAAAAAGGCAAAGAAAAGCCTTTGCCTGAAATCATCCCAGTTAAGCGGGAACGGGCAGAGGAAGCACCGCCCGCTATTAAGCCCAAAAATACGCCGCCACCTAAAGATGATGATACACGTAACATGTGTATCATGTGCGGTGTCGGAATAAGCAAAGCTGTAGCAGCTATATCCAATCGTAAAGTACAGCAGGCAGTTTGTCTGCAATGTCGAGAAAAAATATTGAAAGGCAGGTATAAAAAGTGAATTTAAAAGGTATCGTTTCAGGTGTAGTGTGCGAAAAATGCGGGGCAGTGAAGCTGTTTCCTTTTTCAACAAAAGGTCAGACAAAAATCAAAGCCCGGTCTTTAGGCTGGACTATATCTAAGCAAAAGCAGGTAGGCACTGAATGGCGTTGTGTGTGCAAGTGTCCCGATTGTGTAAATAATGGTTAAGAAAAAGCCCCTAGCACGTCGTACAATCGACGCTAGGGGCTTTTTATATTGCGTTGCTTATGTTTGCTTGTATTAATAAATTAAACGGCTTATAACTCAAATTTGACGTTCTCTAACTTTAAACCCCTTACACTCTACTATCGCCGCTGAATTTACCTTCTTGTTGCTAACACTGCTATTAATATACCGCCCTTTCACTGCTGACCACGCCAGCATATATTTATCAACAGCAGGTGTAACCTTCGTTGCTGCTTTTTTTGTGATCAGCCTTAATTTACTGTAGCGTCCTTCGTGTGCAGTGATAAAGCCGATATGTGGCGGCACTTCGTCGAGTAGCCCCAGCTTTTCAAGCTGCTTGAACGTGTCTGACGGCATAACGTAGTAGTTAACATCACCCACCAAGTTATGCCCGTTAGGGCTTTTAAAATCGCTTACAGTGCTTTTTATCTCGAAGCACATAGTAATTAATTCGGTAGGTAAATCAAAAGCCTTAAAGGTCTTTATAACATCGCCCCTGTAGTTCTTTTTTTCACAAGTAATATAATGTTCTTCCGGATTAGTTATACCGTAGGTTATAGGCGGCAGCAGAAAGCTTTCACAAACTTTTATACAATCTACCTTCCCAGCTTCACTCAATCCGTTTAAAACGGCTATTTCATACGCGGTTAATATTCCGCGTGCTGTAGCAATTCTAACCCCGTCAATCTTTGACGGGGTATATTCTTTTAACGCTTTTTCTATTCTTAATACTATATCACTTTTCATTGTTTATATCCTTTTTTTCTATAGTCTATAGTTAAAAGATAGCGTCCGGTAGCAAGCAAAGTTCTAACTCGACGCCTGTAGAATATATAAGCCTTTTTTAGCTGCCCATTTTAGAAATTTTTCAACAGATATCACTGGATATCTTGACCCAAAACCGACTTTAGGGCTATCGTACTGAATAGTTTCCTTAAATGGCGATATATAGAGTATCTGCCTATCATTGATATAGCTGCCGCCCAATGTGTGTACAACTCTAGGGCGTTTAGCTCTATATACTCTGCCTACTTTTAAATCTTCTATCTTCATTTTTACTCGCTCCAATTTTTCGCGCACTCGTCACATAGCACCTCTACTTCATCTAAAACTGTTGCTGTATCATTCTGAACACGTGTCCCACAGTTTGAACAAGACAGCCACCAGCCATGACTTAAAAGTTCTTTTGCTGGTATTATTTTCTTTTCTCCATATTTATCAGCCCACGGAACACGATAAACCCGCATTTCTGTAAATTCTCTATCATGTTCGGAAGCAAGTAACGCTTTAGCTTTTCCCGGTGTAGCCGCCCAAACTATATGACTTTCGTCACGATATTCGTCGTCCCATTCATAAGCTTTTATATTCATTCTTTATCACCTTCTATTGTGGGAATAATTTTAAATACCCTATTAGTAGCACATTCAAAGAATTTATCCGCTTGATATTTATCAACATATTCTTTGGCTTTTTCTTCCGCTTCTACTCTGTTTTTGGCTTCTACTTCAAAGTCAAAAACATATGTTTCAATCAATTTTACACTATATTTTTTCATGGTTATTCTCCTGCTAAATATTCATAGTCCTCTTTTAAATGTTTTTCTGCTTCAAAATACGATTTATAATATTTTCCTGCTTTTTTTAAAAGCAAAAACTGTATGTCATTTTTATTAAACAATGTTTCGTTACGGATAACACCTTTATTCTTTCCTTCGTCAACCGCGACGTAAAAATATACGTCGCCTATTTCGGGCTGCCACGGTTTCTTTTTGACGCAATACAAGCCAGTTAACAAACCTAATAATATATTCGGGCAAAATTTTTCTTCATCTTCATCTTTAGATATTAAAATATCTCTTGTCGAGGTTGGATCACCGATAAAGAAAAATATTTTGTCTGTATGTATATGTCTGCCATTTTCATTTGTCAGCATAAATTCTTCGCCTATTTCTAAATTATTTTCATCTAAAAAATATTGGATATATTTACTTAACATTATTATCACCGTCCATTTTAGCCCCGCACTCCGGGCAGTATTTAGTTTCGTATTCTTGTGTAGTTTGGCAAACGCTGCACATACTCGCGTCAAAAGTAATGTCTATCCAATGTCCTTTATCACATTCTTTTTCCGCTGTAGGAATTGTATCAAGCCTATCAGTAGCACTTTGATAACCAGCTTTAAGACCGTCATAAAACCCACAGCAATCGTGTATATCTCTAGCTATTCTTAATAATTCAGCTTTCGCCTTATCAGCGTCTATTAATCGCATAATATACTCACCGTCCATTTATTAAATAATTATTTCTTCTTTCATCATATCTCCCCCGCGCAGCCGTTAATCATTATGGGGTTACCTTCAATATCTCTCTTTAATTCTTTTTCGCCGTCTTTATGGGCAAGACAAAAAAACTTGCCTAAATACTGATGTTTTTTTAAAAAATCGCAATCTTTCGGGCATAATGCGGGCTTAAAAAGCTGTATCTGCTGCCCACATTTTGGGCAGTAAACAGAATCGCTGTTATTCACCGTGTCCGTGATGTGATAATCACATTCAGGGCAAAAATCTACTCTTTCCCCATTTCTTAATTTAAATCTCTTGCTATATTTTATATTTGTCATATTTTTTCACTCCTTTATGGCAGTCCCCTTACTGTTACTATTTCCTTTTTATCGTTGGCACGAATTTCTACTGTATGAATTTCAAATTTTTGCACATAGCCGCACTTGTTATATATCGCCTGTGCGCCTTGTTTCGCCCTTGCAAACGTTTTATAAAGCTTAACTTCTCCATTGATTGTTGGAACGTGTCCCGGTACATATATATCGCCTTGAAGTCCTATTGTTCCAGTGTAGTAGCCTAAATTGTTGCCTGTGCAATTTCCGAAATTATGAATTAAATAAATCGCATACCGGGTATGTGTATCTAGTTGGAAAAAATCCCCGTATTGCTTTGCTTTTGCCAGCGTCGGAAAAGTTTTTATTCTTTTATCTCGAAAATATAAGGTGTAGTTTCGATTTTCTTTTTCTATTGTGATTAAATGGCTATGTGACATTTTATAACAGTCATTTACTTTATCTTTAATCCACATTCGGGTAAATCTCCCTTATAATGATATCTGTAGTTACTCTGTATATTTCGCGAATAGCAATCGTATTTTCTCGGCGGTATTTTGAACTAAAAAGACTTATATACTCTTTCGCATATTCAGGACTACTGAAAGGCATATTTGCTTCAACTTTGCCGTTGATAACAATACAGTATATCTTTTTTACAATAGCGTTACTATTTTGCATTTTTCATTCCTCACCTTCTTTTATGATATAGTCATCCATTGTGTAGCTTGTTAATACATTCGCTTCCTGAATCATTACAGTTTTATTTTTGTAAAAAGGTTTAAAAAGCTCTATAAAACTTTCAGCTTCTTCACGGCTTTTAAATGTATAGCATTCTGTGTATCCGTCGGCTATAATGTAGTATGCTTTTGCTTTTGTAACACAAACACTTTGCATTTTATTCCTCGTCCTCGTCTGCTTCTTCAACTTTCGGGTAACGCATATCAAGATATTCACATTCTACAACATCACCGTCTTCGTCTACTTCAACTTCCATTAATAAAAGGCAGTCAACCTCGGCGAATTTTAAGCCACAGGAATTGAATTTATGAATGTGAAGTAAACCGCTTTCTTTTTCTAAAAAGTCATATGCTTTGCTTTCGTAATCGCTTTCAAATTCTACAGCGGGGTCATGGTTATCCAATAATTCTACTTCTTCTAAATGTTGCAATTCTTTTTCCCTAACTTCCGCAGTCCATTTTAATACTTGATATTTTTTCATAATGTCAGCCCCTTTATTTTTTTGTTTTTCCTTACCTCTTGTCTATATTATAGCCCCCCCTCGTCCTGTTGTCAAGTCTTTTTTGAAAAATTGCAAAATAAAAAAGCAGGGCAAACGCCCTGCTTTTTAGTATTATGAATTTAGTTTTTTCCGCCAGCCTAGTTAATATTATAGCACACTTTTTTAAAATTCAACTGCAAAAATTTTGTCCGCACGTTTGTATTTGTTGACGGCGTCCCGTGCTTGCTTGAAGCGGTTGTACGCTGATTGTTGCAGCAAGGCGGATTTTAACAAGATACTTTCAAAGTCGCCTACCGTTAACGTTACTAGCTCATATTCTCCCGCTTCATTTTTCGCCCTAAAAAGGTTTTCGCCTTTCATTTTTGCAACTTCATGCGCCGAATTAAATTTAATAATGTTGTCCGTGTCCCGGTCAATGTAGTAAGTCTTACCGTTGACTTCGTACTTTGTGGGGACTACTAATTCGGACTGATATTCTTGATATAGCTGGCTAATGCGTATAGCTCGGGCTTCATCCGTACTGTAATTTAATTCTAATTTTAATATATTTAACGCGCTACACTGTTCATCTGTCAATGTGTTTGGAAGTGATACATTCGGCATAGCTCGCCGCAACGCGTTAATGTTGGTGTAGTCAGTCCCTTTGTATCTATACACTGTTTTTTTATTCATTTTCAAACCCCTTTCTTAACCGCTATACGGCAGGACTACTGTTTCGCATACTTGGATAGAAAAGCTGTCCGTATTATCCACTATTGCTATAACGTTAATGATATTATTCGCATTTGCCGTTAAGGTCGGCGCAACACCTTTAGGGTAGTAGACTGCGCTACCCGTCGGGAATGTCCAAGTTACCGCCGGAACAGTAGCCCCGACAGATAACCAAAATGTTAATGTCTTGCACATGTACGGCACACTTCCAACGGTCGCTTTGAAGTTCATTCCCGAAAAATTCATATTTAAGCTCGACGGGTTGTTGATCGAACAGTTAATAAGATAGCAATTCGCTGCGGATTGATAACTGATAGTATTCCCAGGGTTCGGCGTTGCGTAGTAAGTGTTTTCCGCTGTTCCCGTAAAGTAAAGGCAGCTTTCATTGTTCCCAGCTCGAATAACGCCGTTAGACGTGCCAGTATTTAACGTTGAGCCAACCGTTAAGCCCTGTGATATATAAAAGTTACCATTGCTATCAATGCTGCTTGTGTTGCTGGCTAGGTTGTTCGGCGTGAATAGTATCTGCCCATTACTGTCTGCCTTTATAGTTACATTATTGTTATTTCTGTCAACTTCTAATATCTTAAAGTTTCCAACTTGCAAGGCTGCATTTTTCGTATAGCTGATAGCAGAATTATTCTGTAAAGAAAATATACTGTAGTCAGTGCTAATGGCTTCTGCTTGATTTGAAAGCCGCATACCTGCCGTGTTATCGGCTGCCTCGGGGTAAAAACCTATGATTTTGCTTGTACCGCCGCCACCTACTCTTAAACCACTTGAAGTGCTATACTTTAGAATACTATTAGCTAAAAAGTCAAGTGTAGCCGTCGTTGCAGTACCGCCTATTGTGGCAACTTCTGTTGCGCCAACGTTAAAAAAGTGTGCCAGTCCTTCTGTTGCTGTATAATACATTGCTCCGGTGGGAGTAGAATTTATCTTTGCTTGCGTTGTTGCACTGTTAGGCTTCATGCCTAATGTGATAGTTCCACCAATGCCAGCAAGTGCGCCGTCCCTCACTGTTATAGGTTTATTAAATGTGTTCGTTCCTGTAAAGTTGTTATCTCCTGCGGCAGTAACATCACCGCCACCGCTTGCCTCAATGGTAATATCTTTCGTTCCGTCGAAAGCCACGCCGTTTATTGTGCGGGCGGTTTTTAGTTTCGTAGCGGTATTTGCATCACCTAACCACCTCGCAACACCATCATGTGTGACCGTTGCAAAGAAATTATTATTGCTAGAAAAAGTTACTTTTGTATCCTCGTTACGTATGACAAACACATTATTATTCGTTCCAACTCTAAATACATGAGGTTGATTTGTGCTTGCGTGATAAAATAATCCACCTAAATTATCCGTCCCAATTCTTGCTTGTACTGTTTCACCTGTCGGAGAAACACCAAAACTTACAGTACCACTGCTACCTGCCGCACTTCCGTTAGATACGCCAATGCTTGCTCTGAAAGTATTTAAAGCTGTAAAGGTATTAGCTAAATTTAATTGAGCGTATCCACTTAAATCGTGGTTGCCGCCGAGAATATCCCATTGTGCGCCGTCCCATGCTACATTGTCCCCTGCTTTAATACCGTGGTCGGGGTCTGCCGTTTCAACGTTCCACACGTCGCCTACTTTCTGCCCTGTAGTCGGTAAATCGGCGTAGGTAGCAACGCTGCCTTTATATTGATATACCGTTGTTAATCCGAGTTGTTCGGCGGTTACTTTGTGCGGGTTACTGAAGTTAGCTTCATGGGTAGCAAGGTTATTCGCCACCGTAGTTATCTTTTCCGTTAAGTCTGTTGTGGTGCTATCTAAATCTGTTTTAATAGCATACTCAACCCATGCTGTCCATTCGGATATTTCTATCGGGTCACTGTCAGGAACGATTTTTCCAAAACGAACGTATTTTTTGCCATTGCTCGACGCTATAAACATATGCCTGATAGATGTTTCGTCCTCGTCCTCGTCTATGTCTAGCCACCCTTCGGCGGGTACGGGTAGATTAGTGCTAGACGTATTCTGTATATATTTTCTCCCCAATTCGGTATAGTTATTAAGGTTAACTGCGTCTGTGATGTTGTTATACCACTGTAGCTCACTTACTATGGGCTGCACGATATCCAACCGCGCATTTGCGTCATTCGCGCTTGTTTGTGCATTTTGTGCCGCTTCTATAGCTGTATCGGCTTTGCTGCTTGCGTTATTGGCGATAGTTACAGCAGTGTTAGCGGTAGTTTGCGCGGTAGCTGCGGCAGATAAAGCAGTGTTAGCGGTAGTTTGCGCGGTAGCTGCGGCAGATAAAGCATTGTTAGCGGTAGTTTGCGCGGCGTCTGCCTTATTTAGCGCAGTGTGAGCCGTTTGCTGCGCCGTTTGAGCTGCGGCAAGTGCATTGTTCGCTGTTTCCATTGCAGCTAGTGCAATGTTATAAGCTTGCTGTGCAACTTGCAGGGCTTCATCTGCAACTTTTTCTGTAGCATATGACACGTTACCTATATCATTAATAGCGTCCTCTGTTTGCTGTTGGAAATATAACCCGGGCAATGCGCCCTCAAACGGCAGATATCTGAACTTGTAGTATTCTCTATTTAATATCTTGTTATTTATATCATCAAGCAATCTCGCATTTCTCATACGGGTTGAGGTTACAATCTCATTAATATTCATTATTTATCACCTCTATTCTGCTTTAATTAAAAAATTCAAAATATGCGCTGGCGGCTGCACTGTGTTGCTTTTCCCGTAGACGGCAGAAGAACGTGACGCGTCAAAAAATCCTAAAAAACGACTATCGCTTTTATTTGCGCAAGGTCCACCCATTTGCCCTGTTTGATAAAATGCGCCTTGTGTATAGTTATTTTCATAATTCGCTTGTACAAACCGTCCTGTAATGTTCGGCAGTCCTGCTTCGACGTCTGTTCCAACTTCTAAAAAAGCTGTCTTGCATTGAGCAAATTTGCCCGATAAATTAGGAACAGTATTTTTGCCTAATACAGTAACTAATTTAGGATATTGCGCGCAACTTTGACCGTTGCATTCTAGCCACTTCCCCTCGTCCGGTAAATTCGCGCCACCGTACATGATTACTGTACCTATCGGAACGCCTATGCTGCTAGTAGTCCCGGAAGCTTGACCAGCTTCAAGAATATACTGAAAAAGCGTAGTCCAGTAATTAGTGTCACTGCCCGGTGTTTTTGTTCCTGCGCTAGTATCTACGCCATTAGCTTTTTTGCAGATAAAAATATCATTGTTATAGCATACCATGCACAACGGCGAATACTGTAGCGTGGTCTTATAAGTCATTAACCCGCCGCTTTGCTGCCAGTAGGCAAAAGCAGATAACATATAAAGAATACCGTTAAAGTCCGCCCGTGTCGGGGCTATGCCGCCTGCCTTAATTGGGACTTGCGTTATAGCAGGGAAGCCGTTCGTCTGTGACGCTAATCCCGTTGTTTCGTTATTCGTTGCCGGAATGATGTTTTTTGTCCCTTCGTTTGCAAAGGGTCTTTCAAATAAATACAATGGTTCTTGAACTACTGGTATAGCCATTTTAACACTTCCTTTTTTCTTTATTCTATAGATTGGAGGGGGTACGGGTCAAAGACGCCATTATTGAATGGTTGAAGCAGGCTGCCGTTAAAACCAAACGTATTATCGATATCAATCATTATCAGTGACCAGCCTACGCCTGCGCCTACTATTAAATTCGCGCCTATCCTAAATACGGCAAGCTGAACATCTGTTAAATACATTGTGAATACGAAGCGAACGTGCATGGGATAGTTATTGTAAAACGTCCCGTCCTCTCTTTGCTTTTCGTCGATAACGTTGAATACAACGCCGCCCAGCTCCGGGAAAAGCTTGTTCAGCATATAGTTAAGCGTTGCAAGGCTTGCGTCGGTGATGTTAGCTAACGCTTTATAGTAAAGCAGTGAGCGGTATTCATCATCTTCTAACGTGAATTTTTTCCCGTTAATAGGGTCTGTTATCGTTCTGCCAATAACAAGGATTTCGCCCCATGTATCAAGCCCGACGCCATTAGCCGTCGCTATATTAAATATGTTATCATAAAAAACTAGCATATCTTTACTAGGGTCGATATTCGCGCGAAAATCATCTAAAATCTGATAAATAGTTGTGCTGCTACCGTATTGACTTTGGATATACGGTTGTAGTTCAACACGTATATTGTCGCACTCGCGCACATCTTCTTGCCCCCTAAAGTCCATATTTAAGCCCCCTTAATCTAGTACAGTAATCGTGATATTGCTTTCGCTCATTACTGGTATCTGATTAGCTGGAATATCAACGCTATCAGTCCATTCTGACCCGCTAGGGTATGATATCTCAATATTTTCAAGGTTATCTACACCGACGTCAACTATATCGGCGTAGAAGCGGCTTGCGTAAATCGTCTGTGCCATTTTCGCGCGTCCGTATTTATTTAATTCGCCGTTGAAGTTTTGAAGAACAACTTTTTTAATTTGTTCTTCGTAATTGGTCGGAAGCGTCGAAGTTTTCCTTATCTTTACAGACAGCGCGAATGTTGTTGTTGTCGGTATCTCAATGTAGTAAACGAATTCATTGCCTTTTTCATCTACATAAGTGATTTTTGTGTTTCCCGAAATTCCACAGCCGCCGTCAATTTTTTCGTGAATCGTTTTGGCTATACTCTCTATGTTCCCGCCATAGACGCTACAGTAAATGCTATGCGGGGGCAGTGTGACGCCGTAAAGCACTTTGTCCGTGTCACCGCGGTTTTCTAAAACCGATACGGCTACTACGTCGGAAAGGTTAGCTAGTGCGCCCTCAACCGCCGACGCTATGCCGTGGGCGTTCTGTGCTACGCTGGCACGTCTGCGCTGCTCAAATTCTGCCTGCGTTTCGCTGTTTCGTCCGGTGACGCCTGCGGCTAGATTTGTTATGCTGTCCCAGCCGGGAACAACGGTAACTATCTTCGTAAGCTGCCCTACGCCTATTTCAATAGCCCCACGCTGGCTACAGCGGAAAATAGCTGTAGCTGTTCCGTCCTCTCCTATGGTCGTTACTGTGACGTTCGTATATGTGTATCCCTTTTGGTCTTGGACTATAGCTCCATAGGGTATAACTGTGCCGTATGCGCCTTTGATGTTGCCCGTAACAAGGGTTGCTATGGCTATATGGCGTTCAATGAAGTAAATGCCTGCTAGTGCGTCCTGCCATATTCCAAGCGCGGTTTTTGGATTGAACATATTCGCAAGATAAAGAATCTCACTATCTTTCCTGTTAATTAATACCGCCTGTCCGTCAATGAGCTGCCCCGCAGGTGTTTCAGGGGCTGTGTCAAGCAATGGCTTATTGGGGTCTGTCGCAAACGCTTTTTGCCATTGAGTTACAAGGTTAGCCCGTATCGCTGCCGTTCCGCTCGATATAAGCCCCGTATCCGGGTTGAATGTTATCATTGTTAATCCCCCTTAATCGTTTAATCTAAATGGATTGATATGAAAAGCGATCATAGATTGCCCCGCAGTCCCCTTGAATTTCCAGCCTAAATAAATTCGCAGATAAAACCATTTGCAATATTTTTTTGTGTAAAATATGCTCCATGTTTTATTTAAAAATATTCGATTATCGTTAACGACAGCGATATAGCATTTGTCGTTTTCAGCATAGTTATAGTCAACGTATGTTTTTACCTTATCGGCGAATACGTAACGTCCGCAAACTTCATAAGAAAAGCCATAAGCAGTGTTTCTATAAAGCCAAACGTTACGGCAAAAATAACGCTGAATTTTTTCCCATATAGTAAAATTCGGGTCTAATATCTCTACGTATCCCGGCTTCATGGCGTATTTATTTTTGAATTCAGGGGTGTATTTATAATGCTTGTCAAAGTCATATCTAAACAGCTTTGGAACGCCGCTGTTAATTGTATGCGGTATGTCGATACAATTATCGTAAGTCTGCCACCAGCGCAGAGGATATGGAAGTTCTCCGTGTTCGTTTGAGAATAATATTACAACTGGATTAGTTACATAGCATATCAATGTAAACATGATATCTAATATTAGATAAAAAATGTAAGTCATGTTTTCGCTCCTTAAAAATCAATTTGAACGTTTTCGCTTTCCAATACTGTCGCTTGCACTTCACCGCCCATGACACGCCCGCTTTCATCAAATGTTAAGTCAACTTCTGCTCCTGTTACTCCGTTCACATTCAGAACGGTTTCACGTATGCGAGTTCGCAGGATAGGGGCGGCAATCGCAGGGGCTTTGCCCAGCTCGATTTCAAAATGTGGAATCCCGCGCGTTTGTGCTAAATAAGCGTCGTTTTTGAACAGCCTGACTGCGTTCGCCGCATTCTGTGCTATAGCATATGCGCCGGATACTAACGCTATCTGTCCGCTTGCGTCACTAAATATATCCCACTTGTCATTAAGGTATAGCGTACGCCCTATATCGCCGGGCGTAAAATACGGGTTCATTTCAATTCCATATTTACCTGTGACGTAAATAGGTTCTTGGATATTGGGCGGCTTTGGCGGTTTCGGTTTATCTTTAGCTTTAACTTCAATCTGATACGTATTATCAATATCTATTGAGCCTGTAAGTGGTTCAAACGTGTATATCTGCGTTATAGGTTGTAAGTTAACTCCCACAACGCGCATTGTTTCGCCTTTGATATAGCTGCTTTCATCAGATTGAGCTGTAACATATCCTTTCACTGTAAGAGCAGTAACAAACGCTTTTAATTCAACAACTTCTGCCATGTTTACACCCCCTAACTTTTTTTAAAATAACTGGTTTCTTTTATTTCAGGATTTTTTTGCGCTTTCCTGTTCATTCTTTCGTATATTTTAGGCAAGCATTCTTTGCATATATAATAAGTCTTATGATATGCGGGTATATCAAAAGCCCACTCAATAGGCTTTATCTTACCGCACGAAGTACATTGATGTATCATTTTTAGCAACTCCCTTTTTTTAGCGCAGTTTTAACCTCTTTGATGTGTAGCTTGTTTCCATTTTTGATTTCTAAAACGGATAAGCTAGTAATGCAATCTACGCATATACCGATTTTGTTATCGAAAGAATAGTAACCAGTAAGCAAAGGCTTATTGCAGTGGCAGCAAATTCTATCTATATCCATTTTATCACACCTTAACTTTTGATATTTAAATTGAATCAAGTAATATTAAGTAATCTACATTCGCGTCAACTACCGCCACTTATAGAAGTGGCGGCTTGTAAGTCGGGAACTGCATAGGTAGTAGCGACATCTAAAAGATGTCTCCCTAAATCCGCCTACATTATCGGGTGGTTGACGACACCCGCTTTACCAAGGAGATTTACTCCGAGGTAGTTGATATTCTTTCGTAACGAGGATTATTGTCCCCAGAAATCCACATCGTGCCGAGGAGCTGGATATTCATTGCACCGATACGGTCATCGTTGGACCTGTAACCGCACTGACAGCTATACAGATGCCTGTGATGGTCACGATTTTCTTTATGGATAGTACCGCATTTAGGACAACGCTGGGAAGTGTATCTTGCAGACACTTTCAGAACCTCGGAACGATTCTCGTGAGCCTTGTAAGTTAAGAACTGTTCCAACTGGTAAAAACTCCAGCTTCTCAGGTCATAATTCTGCTTTGCAATTCTGGAAAGGTTAGAATCCTCGAAGCTGACGCCGGTCAAATCCTCAAGTACAAACAGTGTATCTTTGCCGTATTTCTCAACGAGTGTCTTAGAAATCCGATGGTTTACATCAGACATCCAACGGTTCTCTCGCCCGGAAATGGCTTTTAGTCTACGCTTTGCAGATTTTGTACCTTTGGACTGAAGCTGCTTGCGTACTTCTTGGAATTTATGGCGTTTAGTGGCAATCTTTCTGCCAGAGACAAACTCAGTTTTACCTTGTTCATCGTAACTAACCGTAAGGAAACGAAGTCCACGGTCGATACCGACAACATGGCGAACGTTTTCCTTCTGAAAATCTTCAACAGCTTTGGTGATAGGAATATGGAGATACCACAAACCTTTGAGTTCAATCAGTTTAGCAGTACCAAGGTCATAGGAGCCATCAAGGTATTCAGCGAAATGCTCGCTTTCAAAGGTACATTTGGTTCTCTTGCCGAGTGTGTTGATGGACAGGACTTGCCCGTCATCCACGAAACTGTAGTCTCGGTTGCGGACTAAGTCAGCCTGCGGCCGGCGAAAGAATACGGGTTTCCAGAGCCATTCCAAATCCTTAGGGATGCGTTGCCAGTTACCATCCTCATCCTTGTATCTATAAGGCTTTCGGAATAACTGTTGCTTGACTGTCTTGTATCTGGCAATCGTCGTCTTGATAGAAGACTGGGTTAATTGAGACTTCAAGCCGAACAAGCCACGAAGGCTACTATACAGTTTCTTGTTGAGGCTTTGGTAAGTCAAGTCGAACTGATTGTCGAAGATGTATTGAGACACGAAGTTGCAAGCCTGACGGTATTGTTCCGTCATTTGACGGAACAATACTTCCTGTTCAGGAGTAACATGTATGCGAAGTTTTATCGTTTTGGTTAGGTCGGACATATTCTCACCTGCCTTTCTAAAGTGTATATTACTTCATCAAAATTATTATAGCACTATTTTTGCTGAAAATCTATTGTTTTTTATTGAAAGGAGGGAGCGGGCATTCCTCCCCGACCTAAGAGGTCAGGGTATCCTGCCCGCGATGAGATGAAAAACAGTATCTTCTAATATTGGCAAAAACCTATCATCTTGCACTGTTATTTCATATACCGTTTCCGCATACAAATTCACAGGAACGCCAACGGTAGAATTTACTTTTGCAATCAATAATCTGCGGTTAAACATTAGCTTGTCAACTCCGTTTCAGTAAAGCTAAAATTTAATAAATTCTGCGGGTATAAATCGCCTACTTGTACGCCGGGCTTTATTGCTACAATAAAAAACAAACAGCTATTTACAGAGGTTATTTTATTTGTAGAATTTATGGTAAGAGGATTGTTTGGCGATATCGCAGCGTATATATTACTTCCGTCTAAAGCCTGCAAGAGTGCTGTTTTATCTTGAAACAATACTGGTCTAACTTGGCTTTGCTGTGTTCCTATCGCGGATATAATAATCGTACTGGACCGATACCCCGCTGTTAATGTTCCGCTAGATATTTCAAAGCCTGCCTCTGTTCTTAAATATAACGGGAAGCCTATTACTGGATAAAAACTTGCCACATTCACCGTGGTAGTTACATATGATACAACATCTGTAAATGTATTTATATTGCCTAAATTAAAAGGAGTGCTTATGTCGATTTCTTCCCCGTCTGCTGCTCCTATGTTGCCACCAGTGTACCAATGTAAATGATTAGCCATTGTTCGAACTCCCTTCCTATTCGATTGTTTTTCGCAAATCTATAACATAAGCATAGATTTTTATAGACGTATCTACAGTAGCCCCGTCACTTGCTGTTGCGTAAAAAGTAAAGGTTAATTCTTGATTGACATCCGAAACTGTTTTTAATACGGTTTCAAAATACCCCCCTGTTAAACCTATCGTTTGCGTAGTTGAGTTGTTGAATGAAGTTATACGGCATTTAGTAAATTTATCGGCATTAGCTCCAACTAAAACCTGTCTATAACTTTCTCCCGCGTCTGCTCTGATATATACCTTAACGCTTTTGCTTGCTGCCGTGCTACCCGACGGGAAAAGCCCTGTAGCTGTGATAGGATTTATTTCTGTAACTTCTGTACCGTCTTTTTGCCCTGCTGTGCCGTCTATATAGAATCTAATCATTTTCCAGCCCTCTTTCTACCTTTTTTATCGCACAATCAATAATGTTTTTTAAATCAATAAATATATTGGTGTTGCAGTCAGGCGCGCAAGACATTTCTGCTTCTATCGCTGTCATACATTCATTTAACAGCTTTTCTATGACTTTTTTGTCGTAAGTTATACTTAATGCCGTTTTTCTAAATTCTTGGCAGTATATATCTAGCTTGCCTGTTAATTCTTTATCGTTGTCAGGAATATCTATTTTTATAGCCTTAATATAAGCGTTTCCGCTTAACATCAACAGTTCATCCTCGCACTTTATTATAATCATTAAAATCTACCCCTCTGTTAATACTGTTTCAACATATTTTAGCAAAAATCTATTTAATACGGTTTGTCCGAATTCTGCACCTTCCGGAATATTCGAACGTACATAGAATAATGTGTTTGTATCTCCTATATTTGCGAATTCTAACTTTTGACCCCACGTGTTCCCGTCCTTAGATATCTGTAACCATTCAGGATTACTGCCGATAATAGAAAGCGAAACGTTATAAACATTAGTCGTTAACGCCGCCCGCAGCGCATAAGGCACGACGTTGCCTAACTCGCCTTTTTCCCCTGTGTACTTCAAGATATCGCCTGTAGTGATTAGTGTTCCGTTTGTTCCGCCGGATGTAACACTGCCGTTATAAATGCTTAATTGCGCCATAAATAAGCCCCCTTTTATTTTTTATTTAACTATGTTATAATTTTAGCGTAGCATAGTCATATCCCTTATATTTTTTCATTCGACAAAACCTCTGCAAAATTAGCAATCGGCAACGGTTGCTTTTTTTGCGTCCTGCTGCTATAATGTAGACATTCACAGTCAGCGGTGATTGCTGGTAACTAAAAGGGTCGCAGAAGCGCAAATGCAACGCACATTTGCGTTTTTCTGTTTTATGTGATAAAATAAATCCGGTACATATCAGGTTTATCTCCCCAACGATAAAGCTGGTAGTAAAAAAGCCCTGCGGGGCTTTTTTTATTTTTGTTTACATTATACCATATATGCGCTATAATAAATATGGTACAAAATTAAACCGCCTTTTTATCATGTGACGCAAAACAAGTTAAAAAGCAGCAGACAAAAGCAAAGTTAACGCTTTGCTTTTTCTGTTTTTATGCTATAATATTTATGTGACGTCAGCTCTCCGGTTGAATTAAAATAAAAGAAGCAATCATAAAAGGTTGCTTCTTTTATTTTTCTGTGTTATAATATTTTTAGATTTTGATACCACAAAATCTCTACAAAATTAGCAATCGGAAACGGTTGCTTTTTTTGCGTCCGGCTGCTATAATTAAATATGCAGAAGCTGCCCCTTCTCGCAATCCTTTTTAAAACAAAAAACACCCTGCTAAAAAGCAGGGTGTTTTTTTTTACTTCGTCACTCGTGCAAGTCCTGCGCCGATAATTAAAAAGCAAACGCAGAAAAAGACGAAATTCATAATTAAGCCGTTTTCTTTTAGAACAGTAAAAAACTTATCCATGATATACCCCCCTCTCTTGAACGCTGTTTAGGTTACAGCGTTTTATTTTTGCTTGTATATAGTAATTGTCCTAAAAGTATTTTGAAACGATTACAGGGCAAATATGAGCGTCATTCTTTTCCTGTTGACCCAAAACCGCCCTTGCGGACTTCGTTTGTATCGTCGCTGTCGCATACAGCATATTTAACAAAAATCCCTTGCATAATTCGTTCGCCTTTTTTAAAGCTCACGATTTCATCACTGTTATTTTGTAGGCAAATACCTATATTGCCGTCGTTGTCGGGATTGGAAAAATAATCGGCGTCAATAATTCCTGTCCCATTCGCTAGTGTTACATGATGTTTAATGCCTATTGAGCTGCGAATATATAGCATTAATACTTCATCATCAGGCATAAACGCTTTAACGTTTGTCTGAATAATAGCCGATACGCTGCGGGGATTTAAGCGCACATCACAGGGCAGAACGAAATCATAACCTGCGCTTTTTGCTGTTTTCCTTTTTGGCAGCACTGTATCGGCAGGGGCGTTTTTTACAGGATAAAAATTGCGGGAAATTTTTTCTTCTTCTAAAATTCCGAATTTTACCGGGGCTTCAAACTGACTAGAATGTTCCATGTTCTCACCTTTCAATATTTCATTGATTTTGTTTTGCAAAAATTTACTTGGATTATCTATGATGATTTTTTCACCATTTGTTAATCTATTGAACCTCTCCCGCTTATAGAAGCGAGAGATTCTTGAGAAGTTTGATATAAGGGCTAACGCCTGACGGCCTATCCCAAAGGAGTTAGTTGTCAGGATATCCTTATTCTCAAAGGGCTGTCCAAAAGCCCCTTACACAGTCCCTCGAAATCGAAGTTCTGCTTACTTTTACGGAGTATGTTGTATGCTCCATTCACATCCGCGTTGGCCATCCTGCCATCGGCGAACTGGTACAAGCCACGGTGGATACGCTTCCCACTGAACGTGCCAGTATACGGCTGTTCAGGATTATAGACAGGAATATCGTCCCAATCCAAGCAACTTGCTTGAGAAGTGTAAGATTCTTCCTGTTCGATATATCGCATACCGTAACGCTCGCAAAGTCCTTCCAGTGTTTCACGCAGATTACCAAAACTGATTTGCGTAAACTGCTGGTTGGTTATCCTACCCAGGTCGATACTACGTTTAAAGTCACCGTTATAACCACAAACGACGGTTCCGATACGGTGTTCAATACAGTAGTTGATGATATAGCGGGCAGCCTTGCGAAGGTAGTCCTGTGTACGATTGTTACGTTTTCTTGCTAAGGCATAGAGCATGTGCGTTTTTTTCTGTCTTTGTTTGTCGGCAATCCCCTGATAGTAGGCTTTCTGCTTGTTCCAATACTGGTTGATTGATTTAAGTTTACGCCCGTCCATGATGAACGCCGTCCCGGTGTTGGTCACACAAGTTGCCAGATTTTCAAGACCGATGTCGATAGCAAGGACATTGTCTGGTGAAACGTCTTGAGGCTCTTTCTCCTGAAGATAGCAATACTGGATTTTGAAGTATCTGCCATTATATACGGGACAGATACGGACTTCCTTGATGTTTTTTTCTTTCAGTCTTGTAGGGAAAGGTATTTTGATTTGCTTATGGCCATGCCGTTTAGAAAATCCTCGACTCATGGGAATCGTCAAGAATCCATCTTTTACGTTTATGGCGTTCGTGGAAAGAATCAGGTTGAACATGCCGCCTTTTTCTCGATAGTGAGGCATTTTGATATCCTTAAATCGATATTCTCCGGATTTTGCCTTCTTTATGAGGTTAAAGAATGACTTGAAACTGCGGTCAGCAACCTTCAAAATCTGCTGAGATACGCCAGCCTGCAACAGACCGTAGTTTTCGTTTTCTTTGCAGACATGGTAGTTTTCTTCGTATTTCAAGAACTTCTTCTCTTGGAAATAATATTGCCTGATGTTGTAGAGAGCTACGTTGTAGAGGTTGTTGCTGTATTGGCACATCTCCCGCAGCATTGCATATTTTTCTTTGGAAAGACTTCTGATGACATTTGATTGAGTAAGATACACATTTTTCACCTCCTTTTTATTATATGATTATTATATGGCAAGCAGTGATGATTTTCAAGATGAGTTATAGAGTCTTTATGCTTTTTACGAGCATTTTAACTCTTTTGGGACTGGAATTTCTTTCATAACACTATAATGCGTTTTTCCGTCTATAGCATAACGGGCTTCCGTTTTCATAATGCTATATTTTTTCATTATTAAGTGTTTATTCATATGTTTCTACTCCTAGCGTTTCTGCATATGCTTTAGCGGCTTTTAATGTATCGAATGCCTTAATAAATGTATCGTTGTCATATAGTTCCCAGCCATTTTTGGGGACTTTAAAACTCCTATTTTGTATCCATAAATTACTGTTACTACTATAATCGTGAGGAAAAAGAGTATGCGGCGTTCTGCCGTTGTACAAATACTTTCTTTGCCATTTTATTTTTTTCATAATACTGCCCCTTTATTTTCCCTTACCTCTTGTCTATATTATAGCCCCCCCTCGTCCTATTGTCAAGTCTTTTTTAAATCACAAAATAAAAAGCAGGGCGTTTGCCCTGCTTACTGGTATTAATGGGGTAGTTTTTTATAACATTCTATGCACAGAAGCCCTTTTTCCTGCTGCCTTTTCCCGCATTGAGTGCATAGCCCGGCAGCTTTGAGTTTTTCCCGCCGCTGCTTTGCATATTCAAGCCGCTGCGCCTTGTGTGCGTGATAATATGCATAGTAATACTTTTCGCACTCTTTACAATGCAGCTTGCCTGCTACAGCTTTACGCTTATAACATCTTGGGCAGTATCCTTCCGCTTTCAATTCCTCACGGTAGGCTTTCGCCTTTTCTGCTTTATTCATGTCAATTCACCTTTAATAGTCTGTTATTGTTGGCTTTAAATTGTTTATTCTCTGGGAATATCTAATAAAAGCAAAGCCGTACATTGCGCCCAATTCGCTTTCATAATCAATTAGAACTGAATATGTTTTGTTGGGCGTTACTCCTATTAATCGTTCCGCTGATATCCTATCCTCGCCGCCTATATTAAACCATGTTTTAGTTGTACTTTCCATTCGCGCATAACAAGATTCGCCGCTTTCGCCACCTTCTACTGTTGCCCCAACAAAAAGCACCTTAACACCGTCAGGAATAGTTATTTTAACAGTGCCATAATAACTGGGGTCGCCACTGTACCATAAGTTAGTATCTTGCGACGGTAGGGGGGTAGTTAAAGTAACATGTTCAACTTCGTAAGCCGTACCCGTTTCAACCGTTAATGTACCTTTTTTTGCGTTATAACCAGCACTAGTAACCGTATAGGAAATTAATATGTTCGTTTGCACTTCAAAATACGCCACGCCTTTGTTATCCGTGGTCGCTATATTCGTTTCTCCGTTATAATTTACTTCTACCTGTGCTGAACGAATAGGGCTGCCGCTGCTGTTTTCTACATGAAATTCAAGGCTTGCGTAAGTTGGTATTTCCCCCCCGAATCTGATAACAATAACCTGCGGTTAAACATTTTATCACACCCTTAATATTAATAGTCAGTTACACTCGGCGTAATGTTATTTATGCTTGCAGAGTAGGACATTATAATCTGAATACTCGTAGTAATTGCACCTTCTGGTGCATCTCCTGCATGTGAACTTACCCATTGCTTAAAATCAGAAGAACTATTATACCTGTATACTTGTACCTCCCAATATTCAGGTTCGGGTATACTTCCTTCTTCTACAGTAACCCAACGCATATTATAAGTTTTACCGCCTGTTACACCAATATATCTAGGCAGATTAGGGTCAACAAACTCATTTACATAGGTATTTTCTGTTGTGATTTTTAAAACTTTCACACCTGCTGGGATAGTGATAGTAAAATCATTTACAGTGCTACCCTTCCACAATACAGTTTCCGTTGTTGGCAGCGGGGGTTCAAGGGGGGATAAAACAACATACTCTGTTTTATATTCGACGTTGGTGGGAATAATCCATTTCCCTGTAGCCGCATTATATCCTGCCGCCGTTATCGTATAAGATATTTCTGTTCCTGTCGGCACTCCATAGAAAACGGCTATTCCTTTATTATCAGTATTAGCTAAATTGCTTTCACCGTTGTAAGTCAGCTCCACTCTTGCTGACCGAACGTGATCGCCGTCGGGCGTGTCTACATGGATTTCAAGCACAGAATAAGTTTGCTGCTCCCCCCCAGAATCTATTAATAAACGCCTGTTGAACATAGTTATTATCCTCCTATCACGCTATACTTGCTGTTATAGGCAACTTTTCAATCTCTCTATTATATCCGCAATACAATACGTTGCAGGGAAACATAAATAAACCAGAACTAACGGCAGCTCGAAGAATATCATCATTAAAATAAACTAATCCGTTCGCTGTATCTAAATACTTTCCGTTATTTACATTGGTTAGCCGTAATGTCCCGCGTGCGTTACTAGCAAGGTCAGCCCAATTAAAGTAATCAACTCTATATTGCTGTCCTGCTGCCACGGCGACAACTTGCCGAAATAGTCGGCTATTTTTGGCATTCATTGTACTACGCGGATACCAGTATAACCCTAATCGCGTCACATTTTCGGGAATGGTAAATGTCGGCATATATTCCACATGATTTTGAGCGTTATATTGATTTCGTGACGGAACAAAACAAGCGGTAGGAACATCAACGGGAATAGGAATATCCCCCCTGATGTGGCTTGAAGCAATCTTCTATTAAACATTTTATCACTTCCTTAAAATTCAGAATAAATCATATAGCAAATACCAATGATAGCCCACGTTATCGCACCCATAAATATCGCTTCCACGTCAACGCCTGCCTTTCTTTTGTCGCAGCGTTTTTCTCGCCATAACTGCCCATTCGTGTGATGACCAAACCAAACATGTCGGGCAAATATTTACATCAAGCCGCCCGTAAGTAAAGCTTTTGCAGGCGTCCGCTGAATATTCTTCATTGCATAGATTGCACTTAATTTTCCCGTTTCCCATTTCAAAACCTCTCTTAGTTTGTATGCTAAATTTGCTGGTATAAATGCGGTAAAATACGGTATTTTATCGCTAAATTATTTATGTAGTTTAAATGTCAAAAACAGCGTTTTTTGCTATCTCTTTTTTTGAGATATCAAATTTACCCATTTTTGATGTTTTGCTTTATTTAGGTGTGCCAGTATTACTATTGCCGCTTTCAACATTTCCGTGAACGTGGTCGGCAAAGCTAATACCTTTGATTGTCGCATTGTCGATAACATCAAGCCGCTGCTGCACGGTTGTGTTACCTGTAACGGTCAGATTGCCATTTATGGTAGTGTTACTGTTAATGGTCGTCTGACTGGTGTTAACTGTGACGTGCTGCGGGGCTGTGACGATAACATTGCCGTCCGGTAGAATCTGAATGTAGCAGGTCGGCTGCTGGTTTAGAAATCCGCCGATAAAAAAGCCGTCTGAAATATCAAAGTTTCGGAAGCTACCGGGCTGGACTGGTTCAGGTGTACCGTTAACAACGTTGGATACGTCCCGCTGACAGAATACCGCAAGTCCAATATCACCCGGTACAGGGTCGCAAATTAATGCCGCTGCGCCGCCTTGTATTCTGCAATAGGGTAAATTATAAAGCGGGGCTGGATTTATGGCGTTGTTTTTGGCGTCTAGGGCAACTATTAAGGGCAGTACATCAACTCGCCCTGTGGGGCTTATTCCGTCGCTGTAAACAGCTTGGACTTTGCACGGCAATGCCGTATTTACCCTGCCATTCAAAAAGTTTTCAACAAAATACGCCATTTCGTTGCCCTGACTGTTACCAGTGAAAGGCGAACGAGTGCTTTCAACCGTCGGCGACACTATTTGAGATTTTTTCAAAGTATCCATATCATTTCTCCTGTACGTAAACGGCTTTGACTACGCTGTCCCACGCTCCCGCTGCCTGTGCGTTAAAACATTCTAGGTTATGCGTCAAGCTCGTTACTTTCCATACGCCTGTAGCTCGCGGAACAACGCTTTCCAGCTTTACTAACCCGCCTAGTGTGATAGTAGGGTCAAATTCGCATTTAAACTCTATGCCGTCCTGCGTGAAAGACGGGTAGCCGATTAAACCAGTTCCTACCTTTATCAACACAGCATTACCGCTGCGCGCTCCGTTTTTCGGAGTTATCACGACTTTACTGTCGTCAATGTATAAGTCAATGCCTAGTTGCTTTGCTAGCTTGTGCATTTTTTCGATTGGACTGCCTGTAAAGGTTGTGTTTCTGACGCTTGCTGAAACGCCCTCGTTGATAAAGGTGTATCCCGCTTCTGTCGCGAATTGCTCGAACAGTTTCGCGGCGTCGGTAGTGCCTTGTACAGCGATTGGCGGCGTTGCCAACAGCGCAGGATAAATACCCGCCGCTGCTTTGATATCAAAAGATATCTCCGGCGCACCGCTAAAGTTAGCGGCTGCCAGTGTAAACTCACCTTCAAAGACTGTCCCGACTATTCCAGTATCGTCGCCAGCTTCAAGACGAATAAAGTTCTTTTCTGACTGCTGTGGGTAAAATGCTAACGTGCTTGCTGTTTCCATGACGCTTAAAGGTAAACCGTATATACTGGCGGTTAAAGTGTTCTTGTCCTCGCCGCCCGGCTTCGATATCGTCGCTTTAATGCGGTGATTTTCGATAATGATAGTATTGCTATTCGTATTCGGAAAAGTCCCGCTACGAAGCGTTATAGTCGCTCTAAGGGCTTTTATTGAAAAACTCATGCTACATCTCGCTTTCCTGCACGAAGCACAAGACAAAACGTGTTCCTAGCTCTTTATAGTCCGGCTGCGCTCCGTGTCCTTCTTTGTCCACAAATAGCAGATTTCCGCTGAAATTCAATTTAGGCTGCTGTAAGATCAACTCATTAGTTACACACAGCGCGCCTGTACATATCACTTCATCCTGTACGCTTAAATCACAATATAGGTTGTCATAACGCCAGTATAAGCGAATTTGGCAGATTTGACCGTCAAGCGTTACCGTGAATTGCTGATTAGGTATAGCGTTTAATGGTATCGTTTTATAAGTCATAATGTCCCCCTACAATCCCAAAACCTTTTTTATATCGTATGCTACACTACTGTTTTCGGAATCGTCCCCGTCGCTAGGATTAGTGTTGCCCCTGTCTACGGTTGAAGCGTCTGACGCGCTGGCGGCGTCGTCTGATGTTATTGGCTGCACATCAACATTTGTATACTGGCTTTTCTGCTGCCGAATCTCGACAAGATGAATGTTTACTACAAGGGTCGTTAATGCCTGCCCCTCGTTAAAAGCATAATCATATTTATCTAGCGTCATGTTTTGGTGTTCTTTAAGCGGGGTTACAAATGATATTAATTCCGTTGTTGTCCGCAGACGTTCTAGCACTGCAACAGCCTGTTGAAGTTCTCCCGGCGTTCCGTCTTTAGCAAGCGTTACTGTGATATCCATAGGGGCAGTAGTTTTATTGTAGGCAGCAAAGCTACCTTGTTCTAGGTAATCGTATGTAATATTAGCTTCCGCTTTTACAGTGCTGCCTAGATAGGTCGTAAATGTGGCTAGTGCTGTACCTGCGCTGTTGGCAAGTAACCAATTCTGCCATTCTTTACCGCTCCAATTCCATAATTTAGCCATGTTTACGCCCCCTTATTTAATGCCGCTTGCATTCGTAAAGAATAGCCCGGATTTCTCGCTGATTGCTCCACCCATGTCGGCAGCTATGCCGCTTGCGTCCGTTGCTGCGGTATGGATATCAATTTTGCCTACATTGATTTCTTGATTGGTATTGCTACCCCCGCCGCCTGCTGCAATAGCCTGCAACGACGGTATCGGAGTATTAGCTTGTTCCCACCGTTCAGAAATGGTAGCTTTTATGCTGCTCAATGAAGGAATTTTGTCTAAAATCTTCCCTATCCATTCCCACGCTGATTTAAGCGGGGATATCAGGTAGTCGTTAATAAACCCTGCAATGGCTTTGAACGCTGCGCCGCCTGCTGTAACAAGTAACGCCATTGCTGTTACGATTTTATAAAAGCCCATTAGGCAGAATAATAGGATTTGTTTCAATATCTCCCATGCTATTTGGGCTGCCTGTTTCAAGTAATCCCACGCCGTTTGTAGTGCCGCAAGGACTTCATCACCTGTTCCTAACATTTTCCATAAATCCTCAAAGGCACTCTTGCCGCCGTTGGCGTATACCCATAAATCTTCTAGGACTAATAGAAACGCTGCTATAAGCATTATAACCCACGTTATAGGATTAGCTAGTATGGCGGTGAATAAACTCCATAGGGCAGGCAGTAATAAGCCCGTAACAACGGCTACAATAGCGTATAACGCCATTGTTAATATATCGCCATGCTTCTGCATATAGGCGAATACATCCGTTAACGCTAGGGCGAATTGGGTCAGTGTAGGAGCAGCAAACCGCAGAATCGGCAAAAATACGAATCTAAAAGAACGGCTTAATTCTGTAATGCTGTCATTAAATTTGGCGGCTATAACAGTATCTTCTTTGGTGAAATAACCTAAATCCTTTTGACGTTTTATCAGATCATCTAACGCTTGCCGTCCGCCTTGCAGAAGTCCTATCGTACCCTCGTCAAGCTGTAAAGATGAAAGGATACCTTGACTTTCAAGCTTGCTCATACCTTCAACAGCTCCGGCTAAATCTCGCAAAACGTCAAATACATTGCGGACTTTTCCGCTGTCGTCTACTACTGCAACGCCCAGTTGCTCGAAGAATGGCAGGATACGGCTTTTACCTGTAACAGCGATACGGGCTAACTGTTTATTAAGTCCTTCGACGCTGTTAAACAATCCCCTGACGCTGCCGCCTGATAGTTCTGCCGCGTTGCCCCATGCGTATAAATCCGGCGCACTTGCGCCTATACGGTCTGCAACTTTACCGACGGCGTCAGCTTCTGCGGCAAGACTTTTAACTTGCGCTATAATTGCACCGAATGAAAAGAATGCGGCGGCGGCGGCTGTTCCTTTTTTCGTTAACTTGGAAGCAAAGCTTTCTGTTTTTTTGTCAGCTTCATCTATTCCTTTGTTAAAATCCGTGGGGTCTAGCCCTAGAGTTATCATAAAACTGTCAATAACTGTAGCCATTTTTTAACCCCCTTTCGTGTTTTTTCGCATATAGTCGGCTAGTAAAAAGTCATTAGTATTTTTATTAGCCAAAATCTCGCACATATCTAATAAATCATCATAGCTGTAAATTGTTTGAAGTTCATGCAGTGTGGCAAGTCTTGCGGCGACTACGTTAGCAACAGAGGGCGTGACATTTACTGTTTTTTCGAGAAATGAATACCGCTGCTGCTCGGCGACAAGTCGGGCGTTTCGTTTGACTTGCCGCCTTTTAGAAAACTAGAAAAATTCACCTCAAAGGCTTTCTTTTTCAACGTCCATAGGCTACCTACTTCCTCAATAACTGCGTCTATTGTTTCCGGCATTAATTCTTGCTCTACACCGTCGGAAGTGATTAGCGAACAGCATTTAAGCAGCTCGTTGCCTAGCTCGGCGACTTCTTCCACGTTAACATTTCCTAAAGATTTAAAAACTTCATCAATGTTAACATCACGCCAGTTAATATCGGAAATGCCTTTCCCTTCTGGCAGTCCATTGAACGAGTTTGCAATACCGCCATGAAGTGCCACGGCTGCAAGTTTAATAATAAACATCTCTAGTTTTGTGGCTGGCATTTGTCGCGCCTTAAATTTTAGCGTTCTTTCTGCATCTTGTAGCGTAAATATGATTTCTTTTCTAGCCATTTTTTGCTCACTCCTTTTATAAGAATAGGCGATACTATGAATATCGCCTATTAGTTAACTATATTATATTAGCTTCTCGTTTCAAAAGCAAACGCTGCTGTAACGGGGTCAAGCACCTGTTTAAGTGCTGGGAAGTCTTTAGCGTTAGTTAATACGCCATTCGAGAACATGAACGAAGTTGAAATGCTCGGAATGTTTATTGCTAAACCTAGCCGAACGATTTTTTTCTGTGTTTCCATGTATTTAGCCAACGCCCTGATATAAGTTAAAGACGGGCTATTTGCTTCAAAGGTAAAGTGTATAATATGCGGTTGCGGTGTCCAGCCTGCCGCCATATGTCCGTCAACGCCCATACGAACGATACTGATTTGTCGCTCGTCTTGGTCTACAGCTTGGTCGGTAGCGTAGTTTTGCAACAGAACACCTGCAGGGAACAGTTCTTCAATCGTTAAGAAACATTTTGCATTTGCTGATGTAATATCCATTTATAGCACACCCCCTTTTTATAACACTACGGTCAGCGGAACGACTAATCTGTTAACGCTGCCGCCATATGTATACCAAACGTTTATAATCGGGCTATCACGGTTAACCCTTGCTGCTGCGCCGGGGTCTAACACTTGGATATAATAGCCATTGGTGTAAAGCTCTGTAGAGATATCTTCCCCTGCTTCCGCATAAAGCTGCGCTTTTTGGCTTTCACTTAATTCGACGCCTGTATCAATAACGCCGTTATTCAATGCCCTAGTGATTGGGTCGTTTAACCATGCACGAATTTGCGTGTACCCCACTTCGTTATAAGACGTTCTGCCGATTGACGTCAAGCCGTTTACAAGTGAGATTTGCATGACATTTTTAAGCCATATCATGTTGATGTAGGTATCAACAAAACCGTAGTTGCCGCTAAACATTTTTGCGTCATAATAGAACGAAAAATCAGTGCTGCGGGCGGCGTAACGTCCATAGAAGTTAACGTTGTTAGCCAGCAACGCTGTTGCGCTGTCGTCGTCAGTTACAGACGCCGCAAGTCCTGTTTGCTTCCTAAACGCATAACTTACAACACTGTTCGCCCTGTTCCAGTCAATAGAAGCTGCTGTAGCCATGACAAGCGTAGCAGTGTATACGTCAGGTGCATAGTTCATACAAAATCCTTCGTAGTCCGCTTCTTTCAGCGTGGTTACAAGCGTTCCCTCGCCGCTGGTTTTCAAGGCATTAGAAGATTGCCACGGAACGTACAAGAATTCAATCGGGTTACTGTTGTTCCATTCAGCGAATTGCTGAATTTCTACATCTGTAGCTTCTTTCAGTGTGGTAAAGCTTACCCAGTTAGTCGATTGATTTACTACAGATTGCATATTAGCGGCAGGCGTCAAAGCGTCGCTGCCGTCGGATACCAGCGCGCCAGTTGCAGCAGTTAAGCCTAATGCGCTGGCGGTATCCGTGCCGAGTTCCTCAACAGGCAAGCCGTCTGTAGCTATTGAAACTGCGCTGTCTGCTCCTATAGTTTTGCTGGTAATGGTAAAGCTTTCACTGTTGCTGTTATAAACAACGGTCGTTCCTGTAACTTTGGCAGCGATTGCTGCGGCTACGTCGCTAGGCGTTGTAGCTGCGCTAAAATCTAATCCGGTAACAGTGATAGGGCTGCCGTCTACGGAGATAGTAAAGCCGCCAGCAGTGATTTTTTTAAGGCTGGTCAGTGATAACGCTTCTGCGCCGAACAGCTTACCTGCGATTGCCTTAGATACCCTTTTTGCAAAATAAAGAATATTAGGCTTTTTAACACTGTTATCGTAAGACTGGAAGTAATGACTAGCCGCAAGATATTCTACGCTGTCCAGCCCGTAGTATTCGCCTACAGCGTCTTTGCTTGCATATGCTTTAAGCGTCGGGAATGGTGTTAATTCGTTTTCGCTTAAATACAAGCCAGCAATTTCAAGCTCTTGGCTACCCGCTTTAATAACGCGCGGGTTAATTTCAACGATTTTTGAAATAGGTATTGCCATTTTTTTATAAACCCCCTTTTTCTGGTTTATGATGTACATCAACATTTTCCAGCCGCGTTATCGCGATTTTATCAAAGTATTCTGTCTGGTATTCGTATACCGTCCAAAACGCTAAATGAAGCGGCAAGCGGTATCTGTTGATATATTGATTTGTGTCGTCAGTGTATGGTAAAAACTGCATATTTTCGCAGTACAATAAAGCTATATTGTAGTTCTTTTTGAAAAAGTCAACCGCAATATCAGAACGCCCCAGCGTTTCAAAGTATTCAGCACGCTGCAATGCTCGTTGATAATCGGCGTCACAAAAATCGACGTTAACGACATATTCACGGTAAGAACGTGTTTCCGTTGTGCCTGCTTCCGTTACAATCTGTTCCCCGACATTCGTACCGATTCGGCGGGTACTGGCAAGAAAAAATACCACGTGTTCTCGTGTCTTTGGCAGTGCCGAGTTGTTCTGCTGCCCTAAATAAATTTGTTCAGCAGTTAATGGCGGTTGCATATAAGCCCGTAAATAGGCTTCTACAGCTACGTTAATTTCTCCATGCTCCAATTACTTCACCGCCTTTCTTCCGACGCTTGTAAGGTTGTTTCCTTCGTCATCAGGCTGATTGGTAAAGTCGGGATACGGCGGCACTTGCAAAGTTACTTCACAGTTAGCCCAGCCAACATTAGACCAGTCCTCAAACATTGCTGTGATTTTCCAAAATTCACCGGGCTTGCGCTCGATATAATCGCCTGTGCGTAAGATTGGAACGCGTGCAATACCTTCAATAGGTCTATTGTTATCGCTGGCAAGAAATATCTGTTCTGTATGCGCCGTGCTGTTGATGTTTTCGAGATGTTGCAAACGATTAGCTTCGTTTGGTTGAAACTGCACGTTTACAGTTGCAGGGCTAAAAAAAAGCGGTGTAACAATGCCGCTAATATTTTTTTGCCCGGCTGACTGATACAAGATAACTTGTTCGTCAGGATTTATGGCAGTTATAGCACTTCTAACCACCATGTGCAAATTAATTCCGTTCATCTGTTACACCCTCTTTATTTAACTTTTACGTTATTTGTGACTGCATTTATCATGGTAGACGTATCAATCAAAGCTCGGTAAGGGTCAGTTGCTACGGCGTTTTTGCCGCTTTGTGCTTTGCGCTGTTTCATGCGGATAGTGGCAGGGCTATTCGGGCGCGGGTCGTTCCACTCCCATTTTTTTATAGTATCCTGTATATCCGCTTTCATTTCTTTTGATACAGCAGTGTAAGCATTTAAAAGCGCGCCATTCTGCGCCGACTTACCTTTTAACAGGGCAGTAAGTTGCTTGCTCCATTTGTTTTGTTGCTCGTCCACAGTCCTTTGCATAAAGGGACGTTCAGGAACGCCACCAATGCCCTTATTTTGGATATAAGCGACATAGGCAACATTTATCCCGCTTGGATAGGTTGCGGCTGCTGTAAAGCCTGCCTGTGCTTCCGGCGTTTGCCTTACAAGATTTCGCAACTTCTTTTTCCAGTTGCCGGAAGTTCCTGTTCCGTTACCTGTAACAAGCTTGACTTTTAAACGCATAATAACGCCCGCCTGCTCTGTACTTTGCCGTGAGTGTCCAAAAAAGCATACCACATTGTGTCTGATTATACCAGTTCAGCGACATTGGTAGGGTATAGCTTGTTGATACCTTGCCCTGTGTCGCGCCGCTCAAAACGCCTACAACAAACGCTCCACGCTGCTGTAACTCGCTTATATGGCAAGTGAGCAGGTAAAGCAGCGTTTTACGTTCGTCAAGGTCTTTTACGGCTGAATTCACGGAATTATTTAAAGCCAGTGTTGCTATTTTGAAATTATTTTCAAGTACAACATCATCTACACCCGCTAACTGCGGATACAGCTTTTTAAATTCTTCCGGGTCGAATATAACAACGTTGTTATCATCAGCCATTTTTAAGCCCCCTTACTTAAAAGGGGTTGTTGAAGCAATAACCTTTTTCGGGTCAAGTGGCTCGTTCCCGTTACGCAGTTCTTTGCGTTCGTGGATTGCGCTTTTTGTAAAGCGGGTATCTCCGGTTGACGCAAAAATCAAACCGTTAATGATTCTAGGGTCTGATTTATGCTGTTTTTTAATCAATTCCCACATATCAGAGGGAACGCCGAATGTCATACCAAACGCGCCGCCGATTGGGTTTTTACCCATTTCAAGCCCCGCAAGATGTTTGTTGTTGCCGTTAAATTTAACCTCGGCAAGACTACCGTTTGGCAGTCTTACAGCAAAAATCACGTCTTGATAAGAATTGCAGCATACCGTAACAGTGTCAGCTTGTTTGGTCGGGAAAGCTTGAACAGTTTGTTTGGCGTTAACTTTTTCAACTTCCTTTTCCTCTACCTCGCTGACTTCGTCGCTTTCGTTGGGGTCATAAGTAACGGGCTTTTCTTCCTCAATCACTTCTACCCCTGTCGGCTCGACTTCCTGCGGCAGTAAGGCTTCTGTATTCTTATCACCAACGATTGTTACAACTTCATCTTGTTTTACTTTTTTTGGTCTAGCCATGTAGCAGCACTCCTTTTTTGTATTTAGTGTAAATTATACGCCTGTCATTGTGCCGATTGCGAACGGTCTATAAATGATAGTGCCGTAGGACGAACCGACAAATTTTTGATGGAAACTGGAGCTTTCCGGAATTAAGCGCATAGCGCGGAATTTTTCGCTAAATCCGATTTGAGCGGTCGGCAGTCCTTCGATTGTCGGAGCGACAAGGAGAATGGAAGTGCCGCCAGTTGCGGTAGCCAGTTCAGGCAATGCAGCGAAACGGATTTTCGGGAAGTAGGTTTCCAACATCTGACGTGCAGAGATATTGAAGTCAGTTGCTCTGCCAAGTTGTACCTGTGTAGCAGGAGAGGTAGCAAGCACAAGTTCGGTGTTAGCGTCAATGTGTCCTGCGCCGCGGTCAGCCATTTTGCCGAACAGATACAGTACATCTTCGTAAATTTCTTTAGTGGATTTTTCAGCCCACAGAGTTTTGGATGTTGCATTTGGCAGCGGACTAACAGCAGCAGGTAAATTCGGGTCGTTGAGCAAACCGTAAATCTCCAAGCCTGCCACGCCATACAAGGCGAATTTGTTGCTTGCAATATCAATTACAGTAGCAGCAGCACGTTGTTTATCTGCTGCCAGTTGCAAACGTGCGCGGCTTGCGACGTCGACTTCTCTATCGCCATAACGGATGTTAGTTTGATAGATGTATTGAGTTCTTACCGGAAAAGTCGGGTTTACATCAGACGCACCGCCTTGACCGTAGTCGGTGTAAGCTTCAACCTCGCCTGTGATTTCAGAAGTTTGGAAACGTGCATAAGAGGTTGTCCAGTCACCTTTTTTAGCTTCTCCGAAAATCTCCCTTGCGCCACGGGTAGCGGTCAGGATAGGAATAACCATAGGATCAATATAAGATGTAAATTCAACAGGAATACCGCTGTTTGCTGCTGTAACCATAGCAGCGTCGTTCGCTAACTGGTCAATGCTATCGTTTGCCAAAATGCCACGGATAGGCGCGCCAGTATCAAAAATGATACCGTATTGTTTCATCACGTCAAGCTGCTCTTGCAAGCCTAATTGATTTTCAAACATTTGTGTTTTCCCCTTTCATTAAGCCCAGTTGCTGATGACGATAATATCGCCTACAGCACCGCCGCCGTTAATATTTACTACTTTGTAAGCAGTTTCTACTGCACCTTCTACAGTGCCGCCTGCTGCGCCAGTTTTGATAGTACCGTCTGCAAGCACTGCAAAAACGCTTTGCCCTACGGTTGCGGCTGTACCAGTGATAACAGCAAAGTCACCTTTGACTGCTACAGATACAGGAAAGCCTTTAGGAACAGTGTTGGAAGCTGATTCGTTATAGCCCAGCGGGTTAGTGATTTCACGCACTGCAAAGCCCAGCGGCGCACCTGTGCCTGTGGATTTTACAAAAGCGTCGTTTTCTTTTACGGTTACCGCCCATACGAAACCGCCAATAGTTACGGTGTCGGCTGCGCAATAGCCTTTTTGAGTGCTTACTAAAGGATTGGTACTCATATGTTGACCGGGTACACCAATAGCAGGCAGGATATTTACTTGTCCTTGAAATTCGTTAGCCATTTTTCTTTACTCCCTTCTTATCGAATGGTGATGTTTTTCAGACTTTTCATGTATTCAGGAGTTTTCTCACTGGATACATTGAATTTTTTGATTGCTTCGTCGTTTGCGTGAGTTACGTCGAAACGTTGTTTTTGCAACACGTCAACCATAGCTTTGTAAGATTCCTTAGGATATTTAGAAGTATCAATGCCTTTAGCTTGCAATGCTCTTGCGTAGATATCTTCTGCGCTGTCATACGCCATAGCGTCGACGTTACCGAGTGCGAAAGCGCAAGCGTTAGCGGCAGCGTTAAGTTTTTTCACGCGTTCCATAACATTTTTTTCCGCTTCTGCTTTAGCATTAGCCAGCAATGCGGGAAGTGCGTCTTTAGCAAGGTATTTTTCCTCACCTTCGCGCTCGTGGTCGCGGTCAATCCGTTTCGGATTGTCTTTTTCGTAACGCTCGCCTGCTTTGATACCCATTTCAAAACCCGCTTTAAAAGCAGGGTCTTTCATGCGTTCTTCGAGTTCATCATCTTCGGCTTTTTCTTCCTTGTCCTCGTCTTTGGCTTTTTTAGCTAAATATTCTTCCATGCCTTTACGCTCATGTTCTCTATCGAGTTTTGCGCGTTCGGCTGGATTTTTTTCCAATTCCTCGCCTTTAGCTACGCCCTCGGCGTAAGTCAATTTTTCGTCCATACCTTCACCGCCTTTTAATTCTAACAGTTTCGCCTTAATAGTGTCTTTTTGTGCAGCTTCCAGCCCTGTAAAGAATTTATCTACAAGGTCGTCGATAGAAATATCTGCGTCCACATCCAAGCCAATTTCTCGGGGGTCGTAACCTTCTACCTGCGCTTCAACAACATTTACAGCCTTTTGCAAGTTAGCTAATACAACTTCTGCTGCTTCAATGCCTAAATCAGCGTCTTTTGCAAAGATAACGCGCTGTAAGTCAGCTTTGCGGCGTTTGAAACTTAAAATATCTTTTGAAAGATTTTTCATTTGCTTTTTTTCTCCCTTCGTTGTTTTTTCTATCTCAACAGGTAAACTGTCGGATACAACTACATCACTGCCAGCCCTGCCTTGCGGTACAAGGGCAACGTGATTACCTCGAATATCTCTCATTACAAAATCATATTTTGCGCCCTGATATTCCCCTGCGGTCATATCGGGTGTATAACGGTAGCTGCAAGATATCTGCTTACAGCTTCCGTCCTCGACGGATTTAATCGCCTTTTTATCGGTGATAGATAACGCATTTAATAAATACGGTTCTTCAAAGCGTGCCTCTGTTCCTGTGCTGCCAACCTGATATTCTTTAGGCGGCGCGTCGGCGGTATAGTCGTGGTGTCCCTGCATTAGCGGCAAGCCGTTAAATGTTGGGGCAGCTTTCGCTAATTCTTCCGGGTCACGCAGTCCATAGTAGACACGTTCGGGGTTTAAGCCTAAATCCTGCCAGTTCGGAATTTCACGCCCTAAATACGGGTTTACAGTCGCCTTACTGATTGGGCAGGCGTCAACGTGCATAAATCCGTTTTCGTCTATTCTGCGCGCTGTTATGGCGGCGTCAAACGCTAAAATATTGTTTTCCCGTTCCATATGGTCAGCCCTTTCGTTTTAACTATTTTTATACAAATGTCTTTATTTGTTATTTTGATTATATCACAGGTTAACTTAATTATTGCTCGTTAGTGAGTAATTCGGTGATATCAGGTCGAAAATCACACCTGCAATATGGCAGTTCTCCCGGTAAAACATTTCTGCCTACATCTTCGTCATAAAGCCCCTCGTCTAAATCAAATGTCTTTCCATTCATTGCAATGTGTGTTTTACGGCTGCTTTTCTCGCCGGGTATATGTATCCATATGCCTTTTTTTATGCCGATATCCTTCGTCTGCATAACGTTTAACGCCTGCGTTGCCTTGTTGGTTTGGTCTATGGCTATCAGTTCTGCCCGCCGTTCTGTAACCTTGTTAAGGTCTTTTATGTGCTGAAATATGCTTGCCATATCCCGCCCTTTAAGTGCGCTGTCAATTACAACATTGGTTAATTTATCAAAGTATTTAGGGGCAATACTCTTTATCAAATTTACGTTACTCGCTACCATTTCTTCAAGTAGCGGTTGATGTAAGGCACTAATGTGAAAATCTATCACAATGCCCGCTTTTTTTAGATTAGCCATAAGCCCCGCTTTAGTCTGTTTATCTATCTTACCGATAAACTTGCTGGCTATAGCGTCCAGTTCCTCGGCTTCCCATTCGCTTATATATCTGCCGAAACGCGCTTTTATAGCGTCAATAAGCTGCTGTAAGCGTCTGTTATCAAAATCAATGGGCGCGTCATTCGTTACCATTTCCGACGCTCTAAACAGCTTGTATTTTTCAAGCACAAACTTTAACGCTGCCTTTTCCATTTGTTTTATTAAGCGGCGTATCGAACGGGCGTATTCGTTCTGTATTCCGACGCTGGCAGGTATTCCCGGTATAGTTACCTGTCGCCGCCGTCGTCTGATTTTCGACGCCATACATTAGCCCCCTTTTGTAAGGTTTATGCGGAATTATTTGATATAACCCCGCATTTTTTCCCATTTTACTTATTTTTAATCAATTATTTCGTTTTTTTATTCAACTTCTTTTGGCGGCTTTTCATCTTGGCTCAAAACTTCCCGCTTTTCAGTTAATCCTAACAGTTCGCGTTCTTCCTCGCTTAATTCTTCCTCGGGTACGCTTTCTTCGTTGAGGTTATTAAAACCGCTTTTCGGATCAGCTTTCAGGCACTCCCTGCCCTCGTCAGGACTGATAACGCCATTAGATATATAAATCTGCTGCGTTTCAGCTTTGATTTTGTTTACAGTAGCTATGCTTTCTTCTTTTTCTTCTGATAATGGATTGAAGGTAAAAGTTATCTCGTTATCTATCTCGCCCCATTCCTGCACTTGTAGTACCTTTAAGACGTATTCTATTTGGTCACGCAGTTGCTTTTCTTGCTGGCTGGCTATGTGGTCGTAGTGGTTATTTAAATCACTTTCACCTGTATTAAATCCGGACGGCGTTAAGCCCCACATTTTTGTTACAGGCTCATTGAAGTAAGCCGCTACAATCTCCATTGCCTGACTTACTATATCCTTTACGCCAGCTAACGACGTTGATTTTATATCAATATCTTCCGATTCTTTATCTATCAGCATGACGCCATCATTACTGCGATACTGTACGAAGTTATTTACACGGTTATCAATCTGCGCCCAGTCACCGCCCGAAAAAATCTGCTCGTTAAGATTCGTTTTGAATACTGTTAAGCTGAATTTGGTCAATAACCTTGCTTCTGCTTCTCTGCATTCTGTGAAGTGCGCTACTGCGTCTAATACAATCTGTGCAAGCGGGATACCGAAAAAATTATATGCCGGGCGTAAAATCGTCGGCAGTTCGTTTTCTTGTACTGGCGGCAGGAAGCGGCTTGCGTCTACCGCTTTGCCCATAACAAACCAATATCGTGGTTTGAAGTAATATTCTTGCAGCGGGTCTGCTGCGTTGTATTGACCCGGGGAAAGGTTATACGGCTCTATAACTTTCAAACGCCGCAGTTTTTTGCCGCGCAATTCGTTTTTCGTTAAAATTAATGGATTCAATAGGTTTTCGGATGCAGTGTCGATTCCGTCAAAGTCCATGTATACTAAACTGCCGCCGTAGTATTTACTGATACTTACCGCTTTGCGTAGTGTCGGCAGCAGGTTTATCTTGGTTATTAATTCGTTAAGTCTGTCCAGCTTTGCCTGTTTATCGGTATCAGGGTCATTGTTGCCCTTTGTTGTTAGCGTTATACCCTTTTCTACCATTTCATCAGCAATCATCTCACAGCCTGCCCGAATAAGCCCGTTTTGCGCAAGCCCTGTTAAATAACCGTAGCCTAAAAATTGCGGGTATGCACTCATGCCCATTATAGAGATAGCATGATGTAGCAATGAATGGCATTGACCTATAGCAGCGTCATTTGCTTTTTTGGTATCTGCGTCTACCTCTGCTAGCGTAGCTGGCGCACCGTACATTGTTTTAATGTCGGCAAGGGTCGGCACTCTTGGCGTACCTTCTACCGGGTTAATAAGGTTTAATGCTTTCAATCTCGGGTCTTTTCTGATTCGTTCTTTGTTGTTGAAAGCCTGATTTTCGTTGCCGCTATTTTTTCGGGCAGTGTTCAGTGCTTTCTGTCGGATACGTTTCTGCGCGTTTTTGCTGTTGTTCATTTCTTTTCCCCCTATTTATCTGCGTTTTACTTTCATTGGCGGGTGACTGTTTTCTAATGCGTATCTAACGGCGTCTATAGTATGGTCGTTGCCGTCAGGGTAGTTTGCGATATAGTTACCGTTTCTATCCTTTTTTAGCTCGTATTGGGCGAATTCTCGCGCTGCATTCGGGCAGCGCATAGGGTCTATAACGATTTCTAATAAATCATCTGTCAAATATTTATAGCCCCATTCTCTCGAACCTTGCCCCTTTTTAGCCGGAAGAACATTAATCCCATAGCTTTTTAGGCTCATTAATGTTTCATGCTGGATATCGCTTACTATAAGCCTGTTGTGTGGATTTTCCTTTTTTATATGTTCTGCTAACGTCCAACTCGGACAGCCACGGGCATAGTATTCATTGAATATATATAGCTTGCGTGCTGCGTTATCTAGGTGCATTGTCATGTACGCCATAGGGTCTATTGATACACCTAAATCAAGCCCACGCTTAATATTATCGAAATGCGATATTTCTTCGTTCGTGATTGGTCGCAGTTTTAAGTTAGTGAATATCTCTCCGCCTGTTCCTGTGACTTCACCTAAATACTCATGTCTAAACCTGCGGGGCTGATATACTGCCATAACTGACGCTTCATAGAGGAATTGTTTCCCTACCCATTCGGGCGGGGCTTGCAGATAGTTGCTTTTGTGTAACAGCTTATCGGGACGAGATTTCAAGGCTTCGTTGTTCACCCAGCTTTGCATAGACGCAGGCGGGTTATATGAATAAAAGCACCAAAACCGCTCGCCGCCACGCAGCACTGATTGCAATACCTTTTCTATTTCTTCGATTCCCGAAAATTCTTCTAATTCTTCAAACCATGTTATAGCATAGTAACCTTTTTTTACTTTTACGGACTTGCGTTTCGTCGGGTCGTCCAGTCCCCAAAACAATATTTTCTGCCCGGTTTTTTTATATATAAACGACGGCGGCGATACTCTAGCTATGAAAAAATCATTTAGCCCCAGCTTTTCTATAGCCCATGCTATCTGTTCATAAACTGTTGTTTTTATTGTTAATCCAACTTTGCGGAAAACAATAACGTTTATAGTTGGGTCTAGCAGCATAAGCATGATGATAAATATACTTATAGCCGACGACTTCAACGAACCACGCCCACCGCTGAACCAATAATGCGTAAATTCGTGATCCATTACCTGATGATAAACTTTATAGAAAGCCTTGCCGATACAGTCAGTTAAATTAATCTTTGGCGGGGTCATTTATCTTTTTCGCTAAATCTTCAAAGTTCTGCGCTGCTTTTAGCGCGTCGTCGTAGGTCGGCAATTCACTTTCTTCTGCTGGCTGCTCGGCTGGTACATCAGCGACGATTGTCGGGGCTAAAGCTATAGCTAGAGAGTTTTCTCCAAAAAGCTTATGATATTTACCCATATTTTCGCTACCCGCTTTTATAAGCGTGTTTTCCATGATGTAACCGTCGGTATATATCTTTTCCATTTGCCCCGTTTCCTGATTCTTTTTAAGAACGTACTTTTTATATTCTATTGTTTCTTTGACCTTGCCCCGCATTTGGTCTGTATAGCTGCGGATTACTTCTTTAACTTCTGCGATATCGTCTAATTCGTATTTTGCCCGCAATTCTTCTACATACTCCTGTACCCACGGACGAGAAAAAATCATGTATGCAGTGCGCCGGGCTGTTGTTTCTGCAAAGCCTGCGGCTTTCGCGGCTTTATAAAAATTAAAGCATTTTAGATATTCTCTTGCAAACTTTTTTTCACGGTCGTTCGCTACCCGTTTTTCGCCAGCTATGCGAACAACGGCAGACCGTTTGCGTTTTGGACTAGCCATGTTACGCCCCCCTTTTTTGTTTTCATTATAGCACAATCTTTTAAAAAACTATAATTTATCATGTTTACGTGGTACAATGGTATAAAACCATTAGGGGGAGCTATTATGACACAAAAATCTTATACAGAAGCTGAATTAATTGAGGGCTTTAACCTTCCCTGTAGTAGTATTTTTGACTTTTTCGACAAATACGAGTGTAAGCGCGTCGTTATCGGATATCCTTCTATATCACACGTTATTTACGGATACAACAATCCCGACTATCTGCCTGATATAGCGCATTTAATAGATTATGGCGTTGGAAAAACAGTAATCATAAGCAGCTACGAAACAGGCTCGCCAAGATATCAAGTCTATAACTTTCCTGATAGGCGGCAGGCTATTAATTTTGTGGATGAAGTGGAATATACGTTGTTTGTGCCTATTGATTGTATTTTGAATTTCATAACTCAAAAAATAGGCTTTTGGTCTTATAAAACTACAGTAAATATTCTTGACGATAACGAATATAATATTATTCTTGTAGTTGAAGGGCGCAGGATTGAGCTGACTGACGATAACTTTATGGATAGAGTTTTAATCACTCAAAAAACTCTGCTTATCGAAAACGATTCGATAACACACGCTAAAAGCGCAGTGGAATATTACCGCAACATTTTTAAAATGTCCCGTCGCTTTGTTGCAGAGATAACGGGTATCCCGCTTAAAACGCTTAATGCTTTTAATTCATCACCTGACCGCACTATTTTGAAAACAAATGCTCTTAATGTCTACAAACTGGCGCAGTTATTCGGGGTAAGCATGGAGCAGCTTTTACTAACAGAATGCGAAATAAACCCTACCAGTAAGGCTTTTTTGGAAAGTAAAGAGGTTTAAACAATGAATATTGATAACACATTATATACCCTGAATATCGCGCCTGACGCCCGGCAGTTAACCGTTTTTATCGACGGTGAAGCAATTCCTCAAAGCCGCCCCAAAATCGCCACACGGGGCAAAAATGGTGTTCCCTTAACCCATGCTATAGCATACTACAAGGACGCTTCCATTTACTACCGCCAGCAATGCGAATACTGTATTAAACAAGCTGTTCAAAAGTCGGGTATCTTTTTTAAAAATGTCGCCTTATTTTGTGAAGTATATATTTTTTTACCTGTCCCTGCGTCGAAAAGTAAGAAGTTTAAAGCCGCTGTTGATGTCGGCGCAGAATTTCCAAAAGTCAAGCCGGACTGCGATAACCTTTTTAAAAACATCACAGACGCCGCAGAGGGCTTGGCATTTGATACAGATAGCCGCATTGTTTCGGTACATATCCATAAGCGGTATACAAACGGCGCACCGTTCGCTGTGCTGCGGCTTACAGAAGTCAATGAAGAAATAACAGTCCTACCAGCTTTTATCAAATTGCATAGAGAAAGCAAAAAAAGCAGAGGTTAAAACCTCTGCTTTTTTATTTACTGTAAATTGATTCGCCATATAGATTTATTAAATACTTCCGGCAGTATTCTTTTACATCATTGCACTTTTTACCGTGGTGACGTTCTGTGTGGCAGTCCATGCACAGCAGTACACCGTATTCTATTTGGTCGCTTTTTATCCCGTTGTGTTCATGGTGGAATTTTTCGCCCGGGTCTACACGGTTACCGCAGTAAATACATTTATGCTGGTCGCGCTGGTGTATCGTTTCGTTTAGCTTTGCTAACTTCTGCCCTTTAAGTCGTATAATTTTCCTTTTGGGTATCGGATTCATTATGTTTCCTTTCTGTTATTCTATTTTTTAGGTTTAATAGCAGTTATTTTCTTGTCCAGTATTTCTGTCAGGCAATCTTCGCAAAGCATTTCTATGTACATATCATATTCTTCTATTGTTGTCGGAAAACATTCTTTATTCGTTTTTCCGCATTTTTTGCAGGTCGCTAAACGCTTTTTATTTAAATCTACTAAAATTCCTAACGCCTGACAAGATTCATTGAAAAAATTTATTGCGCTGGCTTCTATAGCGGCTTTGGGATTTAAACTATCTAAAGCTTTTGACGTAGGCAAAAACAGAATACTGTTACATTTTTTGTGTTTTTTTAAGCTATCTTTTTCCCTTTCTACACATATGAACTGAAAGCCGTCTATAAATTCGTTGTATTCAAAAATTAAGAAGTCGCCGGGTAATAAATTGTATTGATACCCTTTATAGTTGAAAAACAGTTGATTTGATTCTTCGGTAAAAGATGTTTTTATGCTACGTTCAACCTTTAGCATAGTGATTTCGTTTCTTATTTCTTCCGGTATATCCTCTACTGTTATGTTTGTGTCGCCGTCCCATTGCCACGCATAAACTTCTGTTATCTCGTAGTATTTTTCGATTCCTGCCATTTTACATATCTCCCTGTTTTTCGAGTTCATCTAATATTTTTTGGATTTCTAAAAGCTCTTGTTTGATTTTTGCTCCTTGCCTTATTAAAGCTTCCTCGCTCCATAGCTCATTCATTTTTTCATTTATTTTTAAAACGAAATCAGTATCACTCATTCCGGAAGGTTTTAATATTGCTGCTATGGCACTAAGTTGTATTCTTGCGTCTATGCTATTTATTTTTATTTCTTTTTCCAATAATTTTAATTTAAGTCTTTGCATTTCTATAATTCTGTTTACTTGCCGTTTATGCTGCGCAAACTCTAATTTTGATACAAACATTTTCTTTATGCCTCGTAATTTTCTTTTATTTTTTTGACCTCTGAATTGAATTCTTCGACTAATACACTAGCCATAATGTTTCCTCTAGCTACGCACCTGCAAAAACTTATAGGCTCTCCAAAAAATTTTCTGTGCTTGGCTCTTTCTTCTTTCGGTTGCGTTTCTATTGCTTTTTGCAGATATTTTGCAAAATCACTTATCGTTACTTCCGTAACTTTTGGCATAAAAATATCTATATTGATATCTTTACCTTTTTCGGCGTTAGCTAGTATCGTCGTCTTTTTCTTTAAATAGTCATCAATATAAAGCTTTGCAGCTAACTTAATGATATCTCTAGCATTCATTTTATTTGCTCCCTAAATTTAAAAGTGGCGATATTACGCCCCCGCAACGATACAAAAACCTCTTTAAATATTTCTTTGTTCTTTAGTCGGTATTCATAGCCTACCGACAAGCGAATTGTGATATTGCGCCGATAATATCCCCGTCGAATGCGGTAAAGTTTAGTAAAAAATCGCCCGTATTCAATCATTTTATCACTTCTTCCGTGTCGATTCCTAAAATATCAAAAATAGCTTTCATTTGTGAATAAGTAATGTCGTCTACTTTTATACTGTTTCGGTAATATTTGCGCGCTTTAATCATAAATAGCCCTGTTTCGGCTTCTTCCAGCGTTGCAAAAGCTTTGACGTCTAAAGATGATTCTACAGCTTCTCCATTTGATTTTTTGTATTTATCATAATCAGTATAAATATAAAGTATTCCAACTTTATTAGCGGTTAATATTTCTATCTGCGGCTCTTTCAAGTATCCACGGTTTGAATTTAAAACAAATATTTTATCGCCGGGCTTTACATCCTTTAATGACTTCAATTTAAAACACTCTCCCCTTTAAGCAGTATACTTCCTTTCGGGGGGGTAACTCCTGAAAGCTCTTTTTTTATTTCTTTCACTGCTTCTAGTTGTAGTAATAAAATTTGTTCAATATCATAATCTGTTGCTTTTTCCATGCTCAAAAAGCCTGCAAGCAAAACACTTTGCAATTTCAAAAAGATTTCTTCTGCGTCGTCCTGTGTTCCTGTAGTCATAAAAGTACCCGTTTCACCCATAAATAAGCAGAGTTCATTTTTCATTAACGCTTCTTCTACTGTTTTTAGCATGCTTTCATCACTTACTTTCTTTTCCGTTACGTTTATATCTAGTTTGTTGTCCATTTTCTACCTCTTTCCGTCGCCATAATCTCTATATGGGCGTTTTTTATTTGTTTTAGATGTAATGTATTGCGCTGGTTATTTAAAATCGTTCAAGGCTGATCGTATCGTTTCATATAGTTAAATACTGACGTTTGTGGAATTCCCAATGCGGCAGCAATCTTATATGAGCTGACGCCGTTATTTTTCATTTCAAAAATTTGATTATGAAACTTTTCCCAATCGTGCGGGCTGTTTGGGTGTGGTTTAAACGGTGGAATTGCTTTCACCATTTTCGGCGGCAGGGGGGGAGTTTCTTCCTTTTGGGGTTTAAACGGCAGGCTTGCAATGTTTATATAATGTTCCCCTCTAACGCATTCTTTTAGGTCTAAAAACGGGCAGTAAACAGTATCATTATGGCGGCGCAGGCGGTAACATTTTAGGCAATCAATCATTTTTCTAAACTCTTTTCTTTAGCTTCTTTTACTTGATTGCAGTATTCATCTATTTTTTCTTTGCTCAAATGCCTATTACCATACTGCTTATATCCCTTGATTTTTTCCAGCACCTCGAAGGGGTCATAGTAATACCGTGTGCGTCGCCCTGTATGGAATTTAAATATATTCGTGCAATCTTCCCGCAGTTCTTTTAGCAGCTTTCCATATTTCCAGCGTTCAATTGAGCAAGCTAAAATAATTCGTCCAACACGGTAGCCGCTTATAAATCCTTTTGCCTTTGCTGCTTCAATGCTGATATTCTGCATTATTCATTCTCCTCTTTATTGATTTTTTTCTTTAACGATAATAAACAAGCATTGCAAAGCTGAATATTATAGGTTTCGTATCCGGCTACGCGGATAATAAAGCTGTTCCGGCTCGCCCCAATATAACCTTTTCCACACCCGTCGCAAACAAAATCTTTTTTCTTTTCTTTTTTTAATTTAATCACTTTATCACTCCCTTAAAATCTGCGAATAATATAAATATTTATCATAAAGGCTGCCAAAAATAATAATGCGCCTATTAAAAATGCAGTTATCATTATATTCCTCGTCGTTATTCTATGGTTTCCTGCGTTTTTTCAACTATAATTTCT